TGAAGTTTCATCTGATATTAATTGTAAAGTATTATTATTATATGGTTGTAATATTTCCATTAGAATGCCTGTTTATCAACATCTGTCTCTAAAAGTGGAGTTTGCATCACGCCTTGTTTTTGAACTCTACCATCTTTTGGTTGATTGACTTTATAGTCTCCTATTAAAATTCCTTGTTCTTTTGTTCCCATTTGATTTTGTATTATTTTAAATTCTGAGTTTGCTGGATTTAAATCAATCACACATTTCTCATCTCTTATAAATATGTCGGTTGCTAAACTATTGAATGGCAAACTACCTGAACCATTATTTATCCACTGTAATTTATCAGCACCCATGAAATCATATATGTCCCTTGACTCTGTAAAAACCCTTGTTTGACTTAAGTCTAATTGACCTGATGCTTCTCCTAACAAACCACTATTAAATTTTTGTATGTAATCTTTAGAAGATACTCTTTCTAAATAATCCTCTTCAACGAAATTATCGTCTTTTACAATTTTAGATACAGAGTTATTGAATTTAGAATCCTCATCAAGACCAGCTATGATTGCTTGATTATCTTTAATGGGTAAAAAGTTAAAATCAGTTCCACCGAATATTGAAAAGTCTTGACTTAAAATATTGCTATCATTTACCACTATATTTTTTGTCACAAGATAACTTTGTAATATTATTGAACCATCTCTTGTTAATCTAAGAATTACTATTTTTATGTTTTTAATGCCTGGCGTATTGTATACATGATTAGATATAGTTTCAATCGGAATGAAATTAAAAGCCTGTTCAATACCTATTTTCTTAAAAGAATAATCGTTTATATTAGGATAGGAGTCTCGGTCATATATGTTAAAATAATATGTACTTTCAATTTGTTCATCTGTTAATTGATTTTTCTCGTCACCCCATTGTATAACTTTATATGTATAATGACTTTCATCTACACTAGGATTTGCTATTTGTTCATTATAAAAATCACTATCTTCAAAAAACTGTTCTCCAAATGAAACATCTGTTTCACTTGTGTTCATAGTCTGCCTATATATTAAATCCGATGGTGAAAAATTATATTCGTCAACATTCAGAGAATTTTCAAAATCAATATTTTGTTGTAATAATATTTTCAAACTAACTTTTAGTGGATAAGATGTAGAATTGTAAAGTGTTAATTTATTTTCCTCATCGTAATATAAAGGAACTTCATTTGAACCAGATGATACACAATCTACAATAAAATCTAACTTTTCATAACCAACACTATTATTTAAAGCACCTAATAAAAGTTCTTCGTTTGGTTTGAAAAATGGTGCTCCTAATATGTTCCACTCTTCAACCCCACCATCATTTAGTCTTGCATTATTATTGTAAAAAACTCTAATAATATTACCTTCAGGTGTTGTAAAAGGAAGTGGATTTGGTCGAAACCCTTCTTCACCCTCTTCATATTCGGCATCATATCCAAGAACAGTATTATTTTCATTCCAACTATCAGGTGAATCAAAAGCAAAAATATTAAATTCACCAATATAAGGTATCTTAATTGGTATATTTTGATTTGCGCCTTCTTCTGGTTGAGGACCAATTTCAAGTAAAGGATAATCTGTTGAGTAATCTTCGGAATCAAATGATGTGCTTTTTATTTTTAAACCAATCACTCTTGGAAAATATATTTTATGTGACCAATAGCCTTCTACATCGTCCATATGCTCGTCTGGATTATCATCATTTCTATTAGCATACCAACCATCTGCACCCAATCTTGTTGGTATTTCAAAAATTAGATTTCTATATTTTTCTAACAAATTTTCATCTAGTAAAATATCTATTGGACCTCCTAATGGTTTGTCAGCGTAATCATCTGACTTAGGTCGTATGTAACCAAATCCATCATCAAATGATATTTTGTATTGTGATTTCAATCCATAAAATTTAAAAGCAAATTGTTGACCATCTCCAGTTTGTATCATACTTTCTGGTAATCCAATATTAGCATTATTTAACATATCAATTAGTTCTTCATCTTCATTAGTTAAACAATAATGACTTAGAACTTCTGTTTGCTCGTCTCTTTTTATAAAATCGCGGTTAAATCTACCAGTTGTCAATGGAATCAATCCTTTTATTCCAAGATAATTTCTTCTTTCGCCAGGAAATTTATCCTCATCAATATTATAAAAATTTTCATCCTGACGACCATATGTGTTAAAATTACTGCTGTTTGGATCTCCAACTCTTTTCATTCTTTCTTCACTAAAATGATATTTTATGCCTGGAACTCGGTATTTAAAATCATCACCAGAATCAAAGTCACCATCATCATCTCTATTATTATCTGGATGAAATTCTCTACTATCCTCTGATTGAATATCTTGTATTCTACCATTACTATCCTTCCTTACTAAAAAACAAATTAAAGGTGTATGTGGAGTTATGCTAATATCTCTATCTGGATTGTATGCAGTAAAAGTATCGTCATCAAAAGCAAGTTGAACAGGTCTACCTCTTTCATCTATGTCTATCTCTGATGCATTAGTGACTAATAATTTATTATCTTTAACAATAGAATTCCAATTACCCAACGAAAACTTTTCTAAGTCATCATTGTTTAAACCAAGTTCTTTTGTAGAACCTCGTGGATACACACCTGGTTTTTTAAACGATGGGTATTGATTTCTTTTTTGATAGTCAGATGTTACCTCTTCTTCTTGTTCGTCTTCTTGCTCTTGCTCCTCTTCTTGCTCTTCTTCCTCTTGCTCTTCTTCACCAAATAAATCATCTGGTACATCTATGTAAAAATTATAAGTTTGATTTATTGTAAAATTATCATCTATTGAGAATGATACGAATATTTCATTATTGTCATTTACATTTGAAATATTTTTAGCAATACCTTCTATGTAAATTAAATTATTATTTACATTTTGAAATGCCAAACTAACGTCATTGTTATCTAAATCAGTTTCTTGGATATCTCCAAATATTAATTGAACAGGTTCAGTAAGAGCAATTCTTAAATATTTAATTGTACCGTTTATTCTCATTAGAATGCCTGTTGTGAATTATCTTTTTCTATGCCATCTGGTATGACAAAAGTATCTGTTTTTAATCTGAAATTATCATCAAGTGAAAGTTCAAAATCTTGGTTGTAATGAAGTCTACTAAAGTCTGTTTTATCAAATAAACTATCTGTCGTATTTACTCCAAAATCAACATCTAATATTAAATTATCATCAACAATATTTAAATTTGTTATTTGAGCATCACTCTTACCATATGAATCTTCGAAATTTACGTCTTCAATAAACTCTCCAAACTTACTTATCTTTGGTAGTATAGGGTAAAGATAACCATTTTCCCATATTTGTTCATCGTCTTCGTTTATTACTATTTGTTTATAAGGTGTTCTTGGTGTTCTTGAACCTATCATCGGGTTATCACCATCTTGTATTTCAATTCCACTTTTATTTAAAAAATTAAATTCACTTGGTATTATATTATTCCAATAAGAAGCTGTAATTGGTATATCACTTTCATCACTTTCGAAACCAAGTTGTTCCCACATTGGTTTAACACCTTTGTAAATTCGTGTGGTTGCCAAATCAAAATTATTTAAACTCGTATCTTTTAAAGAGTTGGTTAATTTTTTATTAATGAATCCGTTATGAGTTGTTTCTGACATTAGAATCCTTCGCCTGTTGGATCTACTAAATCATCGCCAGAATCCACATCTATACCACCAGCTCCACCTGGTCGTTTACCACCAGTAGTACCACCAGTAGTACCACCAGTGCCAGTTGTAACTTGTTCTCTACTGAATACAGCTCTTACTCTAGCAGTTTGATTTGGATTGCCTTCATTGTCCCAATTTAACGTTGGCGTAGGAGTTACTGTTTCACTTGTCTTGTTAGCTCCAAAACCAACATAATCTTGTCCATTTACTATCTCCCATTTTTCAAAAGAATAATTGAAGTTATTATTATCATCTTCAGCTATTGCCACCAAATCTAATGATTGGTCATCGACTGTCAAAATAGCATCGGTTAGATTTACTGAGCCCCAATTATCATTAGATGAATATATTTCAAGATTAACAGATCCATTGGGAGTTACAGTATAAGTAAAATTAGCTTTAACTCTAATAGTACCGTAATTATTAAGGTCGGCTTCTTTCGTTACTATCAATTGAGTTTCTTGTGATGTGGCATTAGTTAATTCTATTGTTCCGTCTTCGAAATTTTCACCACTTATTATTTCCCAACCAGTAAATCCTTGTTCATCATTGGATGCTTGATTAAAAGCTGTTAAAGTTATATTATTATTATCAGTTAGATTTTCATATGATATTGTTGGGTTATTACCAGAAACAACGTTAGATTGTGCTAGTCCAAGAAATTGAGTAGCAGTTAATTTTACTTCAAAACTAAATTGACAACTACCATCATCTTCTACAGCTTCCGAATTATAATTATCAGCATTTGGATTCATACATCCTTTTATTGCAGTTAAATAAGAGAGTGGAACTTTTGGAGTAGAATCAAATTCTACAGAATAAAATTCTAATAAATCTTCGAATTCATTTAAAAAAGAACCCGACACTTTGTTTAAAAAATTAAACAACTGTAACTTATCTTGTAGATTTAATTTCTCTATATTTTCAGATGATGCTCTTTGGTCATCAAGTGGATTGATAGGATTTATTCCTATGGTATTCAAAGAAGATTTGATTAAAGTAGAATCTAAACTAATACCACCTATAGTAGCAAAATTATCGTAGTCGTATAAATCAAACTCATAAGTCTTTGATGGGTTTAATAATATGTTTGTTTCAAATCTTTCATATCCACCTATACTTTCTCTATCTGTTCCATCGTCAGGTTTAAATAAAGCAAATACTACACCGGAAATAGTATAGAAACCTGGTTTTTCATATGTGTGTTCTAATAAAGTAGAACCTTCTAATAATTTTGGCTCTTTCAATCCACCTATTTCATCTGTATATTCAATTTCAGTACCATCACCCCAATTTAGTTTAAATAAATAGTGACCAGTAGAGCCTGATTGTTGAGCATAACTATCAAATCTGTTTATAGCATTTCTTCCTATGTAATTATCTATATGCCCATCCGGTGTTGGTCTTCCACTTTCTCTAGCATACAGATAATAATTTATCTTACCTTCTGTCGCTAAATAATATTCTGTGGAATTATTTTTTTTATCATAGTATTGGTCTAACCTTATTATTTCATCATCATTATTTGGATCTGTAACAAAAGGTAGAGCATCTACAGAATATTGGTATCTTACAGAAGTTTCTATATTTGTCCTATATACTATTCCATCTCTAACCTCGGTATTTAATGTCTGTAAATTACCTGTTAGATAAGGTTGAAAGGTATCTTCATTGAAATTTATATTTTCCCAAAAATCTCTGTTATCAAGAGTTTTTGTTCCTAACTCAACTCGATTATCGGTTGGTGGTTCACCAGCAATAGATTGGTATGATTGATTTATCAAGTTTTCTATGGTAGTAAATTTAGGCATTAGTAACCCCCACCACTACTTCTAATTGTAATAGTAGGGCTTAATGCTTCCTCTTCTTGTTCTTCTATTTGTATTTCTGTTTCTTCTTCTTGTTCTTGTTCTTCTATTTGTATTTCTGTTTCTTCTTCTTGTTCTTGTATTTCTTGTTCTTGTTCTACAGATGTTTCTTCAAGTGGATTGGTAACTATTGTATCTGCCACATCAACATCCTCTACTTCGATGTCTCTGACATCAACCTCAACATCTTCTACTTCGGTGTCTCTTGTAACTGGTGTTATTTCGTCATCAACTTGTGGGGCATCTATAGTTAAATCATTAACTTTAAATCCACGAGCTCGAAGTAAATCAGAACGACTGATTATCTCTACTTTGCACCTGGCACCTTCTAAACTATTAGCTACTATGTCGTTTCTATTACCTACTGGTATAAAATCGTCTGAAGTATTATTTAAAGTATTGTAATAAATCCTATGATTTAACCAATATTCTTTATCCGTTAATAAAGGATTGTCATCACTCATATTTACTACTTCCACAACTTGTGGATTATAAGTAGCACAAATAAAATACCATTCATTTAAATCATCATTTGGTATGTTTGGATAAAGTTTATGAAAATTTCTTTCAAGATAATAATCCAGAGGACCTTTTGATAAACCAACTGGTCTTCTTTTCACATTGGTATCACCAAAGTGATTGTCCCTAACGTAATCATCCTTTACTACTAGTCTAATCCACCTTCTGTAATTGCCACTTGAATCAATACTTGTTCTTGTTTCTAATCTAAAACCACTTCCGTTTTCTTCTAAAGGGTTACCAAAATTAAAAAGAGTTCCCTCTGAGGTTTTACTAACAAATCTAACCCACATTGTTATTGTAAAACCATCTATTAAAAATGAAGGACCTGTTTGACCATTACGAGTAGTTAATTTTTGAAATTCTAATAAATCATTACCTGGTGCTCTTATTATTATTGCTTGATTTGGTTTTCTTATTTTTAAAAATCCATCTGAAATATTTTGGTATTCAGGTCTATCGTCTTCTAATGTTTCAATAACATTATCAACATCACCAAGATAAGTGTTGAGTCTGTTTCTCATCGACTCAAGAGTCTTACCTTGATTAATACTACTACCTTCTGCTTGTTCATCTAACCTTGTTATAAAAGCATTTGGTTGGTTTTCAAAACTGATACGAGATTGTTCGTCTTGTTCTTTATTTTGTATGTCTTCACCGACACCATCACCATCTACATCTTGAAAGATTGGTGTTGGTCCAATTAAATTATCAAACTCTGTAAAGAAGTCATTTATTTGGTCTTGGCGAGTTGTTTGATTTGGAAGTAACTCAAATATGTTTGTATCTAATATTTCACGAGCTTTATCTACATCTATTTTATTTCCAAACTTTGGTTTTGTTAATTGACTTAGATTTAATATGTCTGTGAATTCATTACCAAGCTTGGATGCCATAATAACATCAAATTGAATATTACCATCATGTTCAAATCTTATTCTATATTGAGTAACTACTTTTGAAGTTCCAGGTTCGGGAGGGAATTCTTCTTCTATGATAGAAAAATTGTTTTCTATATCAGAAATTTCATTTACAAAAATATATTCACATAATTGATCAAATACTGTACCTTGTAAGTCATCCGTGTTTTCTAAAGTATTCCTATCTTTTTTATAAAATACAAGTGGTTCATCTTCGGTTCTACCAGACTGTTTTTTACCATCACGAATAGTTGTTTGTAAAGAAAGAAGTTCTTCATCAGTTAAAGTATAATCAACAAACCATTTTTTATAAAATATATCACTTACTAATTCACGAGTTTCTTGAATAGAAGTATAAGTAACTCGTCTAACTATAATTTCATCAGGAATTAGTTCATGATCAACTCCTATTTCACCACCACCAATCATTAAAGTTCCATCTTGATGTCGATGATATAAACCTATGTATTGTTCTTCGGGATTAGCCCTAAAATAAAAGTTATCACTTTCGGTTGCTCTAAGATTAACTTCTACAATAGGATTTGATCCTGACTCATCTGGTGGAGCTCCATAACCCATAATTAAGTCCTCAGTATAAATTCAAAATCGTTGTCGTATATTATCTCTTGACCATCATTATGATTGACCTTTATTAGTATCTTGTAAGCACGATTAGGTTCAAAAGAATTTAGGTCTTGTTTAAAATAGTTAGAAGTCGTATCACAACTCATTGTTGTGTAAGCACTAAATGGAACAACTGATTCGTTTGTTGCCATATCAATAATTGAATATGATCCAGATGGATATGGTATGAAACTACCACTTACAGTTTGAACAGATGTAGAAAAACTTTTTTGAATATATCTTTTACGAGCACCAAATCTAAACTTAACAGTTTCGTTTTCTTTATATGCTTCTCTAAAATGTATTGGATATAAATAATTTTCACTATTACCACTAACATCTAAAGCAGTTAAACTACCTGTATTTGAACCAGTTGCTGGTAAATGGTCGTCCCATTTAAGTTCTATTTTTGGAGAGTAAATAGTGTTGGTTTGTCTTGAGAAAAATTTAAGGTCTTCAAAACTACCACTTGATGTTTCCCTACTACCTGAAAGTCTTACTAATAAACCATAATTATTATTTTCACCACTAAACCATTTTTTAGCCATAGTAGTTATGTCCATATTTATATCAGGTGATTCGGATGAAAATGATTGTGTAACTTCATCCCCAGCAATATAAGTTCCACCAACATCTGCCCATTCTATCTCGGAAGCACCATCATAGTTTTGTCTATACTTCCAACTACACCCCTCAGTTGTTTTTGGGACATCACTTTCTTTACCAATTCCTTCATCCCAAGATTCGGAAAGTGGATAAGCTGAAATTGTGTAATCTTCACTTAAACCACTTGTACCTTCCGTTTCATATAACCTTAAATTAAGTTTATAGGTGCTTGGTAAAACAGATGAACTAATGTAAGTTTCTATCTCATCAGTATCAAATTGGATAAGAAGACGAGTTGGATGATGAAATGCTCTGTCAAAGAAAACTTTCTTTAATTGTAATATTTCATCTTGTCCCGTATTTTTGTCTTTAAAATCTTCACCTGTAAGTTCATTTGAACCACTACTGATAAAGGTATCTTTGGTTGTAAAAAAATATCTATGCATTATATTACCTTTCCATATATATCTTGGTTAGGGTTTCTCAATTCAAATACTGCTGGAGAAATAGATGGTCTATAAATTCCATTTACCAACGCATTGTCAAAGTTATATTGAAAACCATAATTACTATCAGTTCCAATAACCTCACCATCTCCTTTATAATAATAAAGTTTTCTACCACTAGCATACTCATCATTTCCATCTTGAAATAGTTTTAGTTCTTTAATACCGATTACACCATCTAACCCTAAGATATTATATTGTAAATCATTTAGATTTATTGATTGTCTAAACTGAATCTTTTCTATTTTAAAGAAATCTTTTATTACTTCAATTACATTTAGTTTTACTTCTGTTGGATTAAATCTTCTATCGTAGTTAACAATAAAACGAACTCCAAAGTTTATTACATAACCAGAAAACAATGTGTCGTTTATGGTAAATCCAAAATCTACTTGGTCATTTATCATCCTAAACTGATTAAGATAAGTGGCTATATTTTGTAATACAAGTTGTGGTGTTTGAACCAATTGTTTGTTCTGATTATAAGAAAGTGTAGAAACTAAAAGAGTTCCACCATCCAATCTTTCAACATAACATTTAGCAATACTACCAAACTTTTGTGGAAGTGATAATATTCTTGCTTGATAATCTTCTTTAGTAACACAACGAAGTTGAGTAGCAAAGAAAGCAGAAGCGTTTTGTCGTATCTCATCTACGGTCTGTCCATCCGTTCCACCAACACTTGGTTCATCATTTGTTACAGTTATGGTTACACCTGCTGGAGCATTATTTACAGTTGTAAGTTCACCAGCTTGAATATTTGAATCAGCTCCACCACCAACTCTATAAGTAAAAGTTAGCGCGGTATTAGATGGTGTTTCACCTAAATTAAGATTGTTCCCTATAGTATTACTAATAGAGCCAGCTACATCAGAAATATTTACTCCGTTTATAGTTACACCAGCTTGTTCTACAGCATCTACATTTGAACCTGAATTACTAAATCTAAATAATCCATTTCCAAACTGTACTTTATATGTCTGTGTATCTTCATCAAACTTAGATGTAAATTTTTTATTTGCCTTTATGTATTCGGCGACATAAGGTATAGGTATGGATGAAATAGTGTCAGTAGATTCTCCTTGGTCATATGCAGATGTTCTAATACCAGATATGGTACTTTCAGTTGAATCACTATAGTGAGTTTCTTTTAAAACTCTCTCTTGTGCTAAATAATCTACCTCATACCACCTTTGTCCTGACGCATCTTCACATTTGATTATTTCAATTACATCATCTTCACCTAAGTCTAACTCTAAAAATTTAGTGGGAGATGTAATGTTAAATGTTTTTGTTTTAGTTTGACCAGATACGGCTCTGGCAAATCTTGTTAAGGTATATGAACTTGCCTCACCATTACCATCAAGTATTGGAGCACTTATTGCCGGTGTGTTAGAACCACTTGATGTAAAATCTATTTCTTCTGTGGTTTCAAATAATATTTGTGAATCTATATTTGAAGCAATCTGTAATCCACTATCTATTGAGGATGGAGCTTCTCCGTAAAGTGGTTCACCAGTTGTTCCATCAGCATTTATCGTTGTCTCTACTTTTAACCTAACAACAGATGGAGTTTTATTTGGAGTTTTATATCCAAGAAATTCTGATAATCTACGGATATTTCTTTTTTCTGTTGCGGTTGCTAACAAATTTTCTTTGTAGTTATAATCTATATAATAAGAAAGTACATCACCTACATAACTTGACAATTCTATTAACATCATACCAGGAGATGTTTCGTTAAAATCTTTGTATGTATCAGGAAAATAAGATTTAGTATATTCAATCAAGTCAGCTTTTATTGAACTAAAATCTTTACTTGTGTAATTTACATTCGTTGGTACTAATTTTTGTTTCTCTGTATATGCCATTTTAATATGCTCCACCAGTTTCTTGTGTTGTCGACTCTCCACCACCAACACCATCAAATGTAACTTGAACACTCTCTAAACTATTTGGTGCTCTTCTTATATTAAATTCTATATTAATTTTTACTTGATTTGACTCGTTTCTCCTTTCCACCTCTATGTTTCTTAACTCGACAAAAGGAAGCCATCTTTCAAATACATCTACAATATTATTTTCTATTTGTATTGTTAAATCTTCGGTCATCGGTTCAAATAAAAGATTTCTTAAGTTCATCCCCAAGTTTGGTTGAAACATTCTTTCACCTTGATTGGTTTGTAAAAGAAGTTTGATGTTATTTTTTATTGAATCTACAGTTGTCTTTGTAGTTTTAAAATACCCATCACCATTTGGAACTCTACCAAAAGGAAAGTCGATTCCCACAGACACTCTTGCATCTTGGTCTTCTACAAATCTGTCTTTTCTTCTATCAAGTATTGGCATTATGAATCACTACCTTTTTTAATATTTTTTAATTTAACTTTACTATTCATAGACTCAAGTCCACTTGCAGGATTATCAACTGCCTGATTATTCTCGTCTACCTTTACGGTTACTATAGGTACAGCTGCAGGTGTAGATGGAACTCCTACTTGAGAAGCATTTAACTTTGTAATAGTAAATGTTTGAGCCTGAATAAACTCTACAATAGCATTACTCAAGTCTTGTGCTAAAGTATCTAACTTTCCACCATCGTTAAATTCATAATTTTCACCAGGATTACTTGGTTCAACATTCTTTTTTAAAGCATTAAATATGTCTGTTTTAAGCCCCATTCTTAAACTTTGCCTTTTCTTCTACTTTTTGCATCACTTCTGAATAATTTTTGTTAAGAGCATTTGCCAGATGTTCAGGTAATCCTTGAGTATTTTCTGTCACAGACTGAACTTGAGGTTCTTCATTTATTTTTTTCCAATCATCATTTGCTGCTGTTTCAGCAAGAATATCATTTAATATCGCATCTTTAGTCAATGCAGTATTGGTTGATGGTAATGTCGGAGTCGGAACTCGTGACTGAGTATTTGTTTTTTCAGTCGGAGACGAGTTAAGTTGTGCTCCTTTATCTTCTACTATACTATTAGATCTACTACTAACTAACACTT